AATGTTTGAACGTATGAATTCTGGATTTCCTCTTTTCTTTGCGCTTCGATTTGAGCAACACGAACCCTTTCGTCTGCTGCTGCCTTTTCGGCTGCGATTAACCTTTGCCTTTCTTCGATTGCTTTAGCATCTGCTTCGGCTTTCTTTTGCGCTTCTTCTTCTTTTTTCTTTTCGTCTTCTTCTTTCTTTTTTGCAGCGGCTTCGTCCGCTACGGCTTTAAGTCCAAGTTGTAACTGCTTTTCCAGTTCGGTAAGAATCGAAGCCTTTTGTTTAGCAGAAAATTTACTTTGTTCAAGGTCTTTTTTCTGATTCTCAAAATCAAGTTGAAGCCTTCTTTCCGCTCTCTTTTGTTCGTCTTGTATGGCAGCAAGTTCGTTCTGTTGCTGAAGTTCTGTAAGTTTTTTCGCGGCTTCATTTTCGTTTGCGATTCTTTCTTCATTCGCCTTTCTGCGTTTTTCCGCAAGTGCCTTGTTTTTTTCGTCTTCCTTTTCCCTTTCTTTTTTCGCCGCTTCGTCCGCTACTTTTTGTCTGTCGTCCCCAGCCTTTTTGATTTCGCGTGTCGCTTTCTCGCGATACTGATTTAGGATTGATTGCTTTTCGGCTTCGCTTAGTTCTTCGTTCTTGTTTACCTCAACGACTTTTTTCTGATATTCTAAATTAGCCTTGATTTTGCGCTGAGTAAATTCGTCATATTTATCCGCATTCGCATCCAGAAAAGTTTCTGTCTTTTTGATTTTCTTTTCTGTTTCTTCAATCAACTTGTCGGTCTGTCTTTGTGCTTCGCTTGTCACTCCCAGAAAATCAGTAACCGCGTTAACGATTCCCATAATAGTATCACCAACGGCAGCGAGACCGGGTACAAAATTTAACACCACCTTTTTGACCTTGTCGAAGTTGGCAATTAACAAACCAACCGCCACCACGAGCGCACCGATACCAGTCGAAATAATCGCCTGACGTAGTGAGCCGAACGCATTGCTTAATCCACCCTTCACAAACGTTGCAAGGTTCTTAAATGAATCCCTTGCTTCAAGTACTGAGTTCAATCCCTGACTTAATGCCATCGCGCCCTGAACCTTCAAAAGCGTTTTCTCCAGTTCCTTGGATTCGTTCCCGAATAATGCTTGCGCTCCCTGAACCGCAGCGAATCCACCAGCGACACCCTGAATCGCCGCGCCGAATGCTTTGAATTTAGCATCTGGATTGAAAGCATCGGTAAAGGCTTTCGCGTCCCCGATTTCGTCCTTTAGGTTCGCCACACGTTTCGCAGCCTGAACCGCTTCCTTCGAAGTGTCCCCGAACTTTTGCCGCATGGCTATAAGGTCAGCAGTCGCTTCACGCAGTTGCTTTTTTATCGAACCGACCGACTGGACCGCGTCCGAGCCGTCAACCGTTATTTTAACCCCTACTTCTGTATTTGTTGCCATTTTATGGAACTAATTTGTAAATGAATTGAAAAGATGTGTAGTCCAAAAGTCCGTCCGTCAAAACGTCTTTTTCGTAAGTGTAAATCTCAATGTTCTGGTCATCAACTCGCTTCATGACAAACATACCCCACTCCGTTGATGTTGATTGATTGCCTAGAAATTGCATCGCTGCATTAGTTTGAAAAATCCCAGTATCGGCTTGGATGTTATAACGTCCTACATCAACTCTCGTAGGTGTTAAAGTTACATTCGCGTTATTGACAAAAATCGTTAAGGTAGGGTCATCCGTTCCCTCTTGTCTGATATTCCCTTCAACTCTCCACACTTCAGGTGTCGAAGTCCATCCGCTTGCGCCATATTCCAAGGTCGAACCAGTCGCGCCGCTGATATCAATCCACACCCCTTCGAATTCGTCAAAGTATTTTATTATCATTTAGTAGGTAGTGTTTATTGCTCTTAATAGTTGAACCTCACACACATCGTCTTCGGTATAGTCTACAATCTTAATCAATCGATAAAGTATTCCATCTACCCACACGAACCGACCGAAGTCAAGATTGAAAATATCCTTTTCATTCAGCCGCATTTTGCAAGTCACTAGACGTGAATCCTTGTCTGTGATTTCAGCGAAGTATGGTGAATAATATGCGTTAAATAAATTTGCTGAAGGATATGTACTTCCAACGTTAAATTTCAATTCTTTAGGAGCGCCAAAGTTCAAATCACTTGTCGGATTTGTCCAATCGTCAAGGTGACCAGCATAGCCGTAAGATGTTAAACTACTTGAAAGGTTTGTAGCAGTCATTGACTTAATGAACCATGAAGTTCGTCCTGTTATTTTTTTGGCTTGTAGAATCCTGATGTTATGCTCAATCATTTCCTCGGCATTATTGTTCAGTTTGTAAATAGCCGGAAAAACTTTGTCCAATCCCGCATATCCAATTAATTGAGTAGCCGAAAAAATCACTTCGGTCTTATCAGTGTCTTTTGTGAATTCTAGGTTATTGTCAAAGATTGAATCCCCAAATGATTCAACATACTTTTTTCTGTATTGTTCGTTTAAGTGGTCATTGTCAATCTTGTACTTAAACTCGTAAAACCTTGCGTTAATTTCCGACATCGGCTTAATCTTTATCGGCTTGTTCCTGTCTAGTTTGTCGCTCCAGTCAAGATAGGTCGTTCTGTCTGTGTTGTAAAAATCCACGTAAGGTTCAATCACAAGACGCTTTTCTACATCTTTGTCTTCAGTCACCATAAGATTGAACATCTTTAGAACAGATGTGAAAAAATCTTTTTGCAAAATTCCTTTAGGAATAGTGTCATTTATCACTAAAGAATCACCATAATTCGCTGGCGTGTAGATAGGGTTCCCGTTTAGTTGTATGCTGCCGCTATTTACATTGATGCCCATTGTTACGTTAGTAGTACCTCCAGATACAACTATTTGAAAAGTGTCATTTGTGTTCAGTGTTATTTCACCGTTGAAGGGTGAAACGTGATTGATTTGAAAACTATTTGACCTATTCGGTAAAGATGTTCCACCTATTTGCATGAAAGGTGTGCGTGATCCTTCGTCAATTTCTACATCATTAATCAATACCTTAAAGTTGACTATTCTAGTCAATAGCTGGGTATTATTAGGAAAGATAAAACCCCATGTTCCATTTAGGTTTATTGTTATTTTACCAGTGAATGATTGTAGTCCTGTGTATGTCCAGACTTTATTGTCAGTTGTAGTAAAATTGCTTTGCGTAGGGTTTAGTAAATTCAGACCTTGCACCAATGTAGTGCTATTCAAAGTCGCTGCCATTTGCGGTGTAGCAGCAAAGATTCTAGTGCTTATGTATGATAGCCTGATTTGATTGTTCGGAACGATTAAACGCTTGAAAAAATTAGTATCAAAAAAAGTGCTTGACCATGTATAGCCTGCGTTCTTTATAATCTTGTCAATATATTCGCGAAGGAATAACGCTGGACGAAAAGCAGTGAAATAAAAATTCTTTTTTGCAAATTGTGCGTTATTTGCAGGACTGACATTCCCGTAATCAATTAAAGGATAATAGTAACCAGTTCCGCCTGTAACATTGTCCCAGCTATTTGTGATATTCGTGACGTTATAAACATGATTGTATGCACTGAAATCAAGCTGCTCGATTTTCCTTGCTCCTAGTGAGCTGAAAAAACCTCCAAGCTCCCCGAACAAAGCCACTTCGTATTCTATATATTCGCCGTCACGAATGATTTCCAAAAGACGCAGCACCCCTTTCATGACTTGCAGGCCGTTTATTTCCAGACGTGCCTTTGCTGATTTCGAAGCGTTGAATCCGTAGCCTACACTTTGTGAACTAGGTGTGCCGAAGTTGCTGTTGCCGAATTCAAAGATGTTGCCGAATAGGCGGTTATTGTTCGATGTACCAGGCAAAACAATAGTCTTGCTAAATGATGTCGACTTGCTATCTGTGTTTGTTAGGTCATCAACCGCATAAGTTATCTGCTGGCTGAAGTCCTTCGTTATATCAAGTTCTTCGTCTTCTATAAAGATTCGTGTCATCGTTGGAAGCCGTAGCGTTTTTGGTTCATGTTGATTGTGACTTCAAAAGCCTTCAGCCTATTGTTCTGGTATTTGGAATACTCGTAGTTAGTTTCAACAATGCTGACCGGATAAAAGTCCCCATCGATTTCGGCATAGGCTTGCGGTGTGTTAATCAGTTCCGCGAGCCATTGATATTCTGCGTCCGTTGGATAGTCCATCGTCAACTTGTACTGCCATTCGGATTTGCTCCCGAAATTTATCACGCTTTCGCGGTAAACATTGTTAGAATCAAAATAGTTCACGGATGTAGTTCCGAAGGAATAGTCGCGCCGTTCGAACTGCTTGCGCTCCACGTTCATATTCAAACGCGATGCAAGTCCGAAACGAGCGGTGTCAAACATGCCGTATTGATTAACGAAATACAGATTGATTGTTGTGTATCTAGGATCACAATCCACAAACACTCGGAAGGTTTCCGTATTGACGCTGGACTTTTGCAGATAGACATCGTAATACTTAACCGCATCCGTAACGACTGACGAACCGCATGCGGAATTGACCGCAGCCGAACCTATATCCATTTGCAGATATCCAGTCGTGATGTTAGTGGTAGCAGTTACTTCTGTATTCGCGATAAGGGCATTATTGTAGTTGTAAGTGTTTATGAACATCCGATGCGTTCCAGTTCCCTTAAACGGAATCAATATCTTTTCGCCCAGTTTCGCCGTTGCATACCTTGGGCGGTTGGTAAGGAATCTTTGCGCAAAGGTCGATGTGGTGACTTGTCTGCGATTGAATAAACCAGGAACATAGTTAAAGGCAGTCACCGAACCAGATGCAAGGTTCAAAGTGGTCGTTCCAGTCAAATCTTCGCCCACCCTGACGGAATACGTGACCGCTATTTCCCCCGATACGTTCGGATGATATAGTGCCATAGCCATACCCGAAGCGGTAGGTGTGAACCATGCGAAAGTCATTTCATTGCCGACCACCTTTGCAGCGTTGAAGTAGCCGCGTCCGTTAGTAGGTTCAGGAAATACCTTTGCTCTAACTAACTGCGTGCCGTTGCTGTAGATGTCAAACACATATTTGAAGTCGGTACTGCCTGACAATGTAGAGTGGGCAATGTGCCACAAGTCATCCTGAACGCTGACTTCACCGGTTGGATTTATTAAACTGCTTATACTCATGCCAAAATAACGATTGATACCTTTTTGCCGATTGCGTCTGCTAGTTCTTGTTCAAACCCTTCAAACGATTTCTGGACTACAGGCGTGATGAAATTACGTTTTTTGATACCGTACTTCTTTATATTGTATATTAAAGTGTTCAATTTGGAATCTGCTTCACTGATTTTTTTGAACTTTGATTCCGTCCTGAACGCTCCGTATCTTTTCACATCGCGGCTGCTGACCTTTGCTTTGCCACTTGATATGTATGCGCTTAATCTTTGACGGCCTTCGGCAGACATGCCATAGTTCTTAAACTGGAAAGGCGAATCAGGCGCATTCTTTGAACTGCGAACACCCTTAACACCTCGGTCAACAAACTTGGCATAATAAGGGAATTCAATGTAAAGAGTTGCGATTTCTGGTTCTGTGTCAAGGTAGAATGTCAGGTTGCGCTCAATGTCACCAGATGCAACGATATTCTTTTCATTAACCACACGAATCCACTCATCTTTGAACACATCCCCACGAGCCAAAAGCAGTTTTCCTATATCCTTTGCATCAATAACCGAAAAGGATTCCGAGCCAGTCGATGCCTGAAATCCGTTTTCAAGTATTATCTTTTGCGCTTGCGTTTGATTTAATGCCTTAGCCATGTTTATACTTTGCCATTATTTTACGTTCTTGTTCTGCGTCTAGTTCCCTTTTTAGTTTCAGATATCGCAAGTCATTCAAAAAGTTCATGGTGCTTAACTCCCATACTTCACTTATGCTGATGTTTTCAAATTCACTGACCAGTTTGGCATTGTAAACCCATCCAAACTTTTGATAAAAGTCTGAACTAGTTCCTTCTGTGCTGTCTGATGTTCCCCGAAATAGGTCATCGAATTGACTAGTGATTCCCTGAAAACAAGATAAAAAAAAACCGCTGCTTGATATGCATGTCCCATGTCCAACTTCAGCATGTCTTCCGCGATTTCATTGTGTTCGCGTGTTGTAGGCTTTAACCCCTTCCAAGTGAAGCGGACTGGCTGGGCAATGGTAGCCATAATAAGGTGAAGATTCCCGATTATGTCGTTCGCGAAGGTTGCAGTCTCCACATATTTGCCAGCCGTCTTGATATCGTAAACCAACTTGTAAAGCCGTCCGTTTGCCCAGACGAAGTTCTTTGGCTGACCATGCTTCAACTTGCTGCCCACTAATTCAAAGGATTTATTGATACCCTTGCACATTTTATTGAAGGAACGCACCTTCATTCGGTTGACTTGCTCGTCTGTTTTGCCAGTCAGGATTTGAACGTATTGAGCCGACTTTTCGACCTCGTCCGCTTCCATAAGGCTGACCGCGTAGAGTTTCTGGAATGTTTCAACATTGATTCTCATAGTATAGTGTATAAAAGTTTCGGTTTTTTTACTCAAATGAATCGATAAACCCCGGCTAGTTTCTGTTCGTTTCTGCATTTGACTGCCAAAGCTAGGGCGTTGACGCAGTCATCGTGAAAGCCTGCAGGCGCATTGTAGCGCACACCTGTAGAAGTGAACTGATATTCAAACACACCTAGTTCATCCTTAATCGCCCCGTCTGGGTACCCGACTTCGCCCTTGTGGATTGTGGACGCGAGCAGTTCCATAAGCTGCTGCTTTGTAGTTGACGTGTACTTAAACCCCTTCATGAACTGGAATCCCTTTTGCAGTTCTTCAGTAATCGCGTCACCTACACCAGTCGAGTCAATCAAGATAGGTCTGTTTCTGTCAAGCGTCAAGATGTGTTCTTTTGTCTGCTTCCAGTCTTTTTGAAATCTATCGAATAGGCACACGTCACCATTCTGATCTAGTCCTATAATCACGGTCCAGTCGACTGACTTCGCAAGGTCAATCCCGTAGAACATAGCAGGCAATCTAGAAAGTTGCTTAACGCATTTATCAATGTGTTGACTGCCGAAGGGATTCGCTGCGTTTTCCATAGCGTTTGCCATGTACTCTTGCTCAAAAACCGCTTCAGGTAGTTGACGCTTCGCTTCCATGATTTCGTCGCGGTCAATATAGGGATTGTCAAAGGTCGAAAACTTGAATCCTTGCCAGTCGGTTTCGCCGTGCGTTCCTTTCTGGTATAGGCTAAAAAAGTAGTTTTTCCCCTTCGGTGTAGATAGGAACAAGGCGCGACCTTTGTAGTCTGTCAACGTGGGACGTATAGAGTTCAGCCAGCCGTCTTCCAAGTCAGGAATGAACGAAGCCTCGTCTACAATGACTAAATGGAATTTTCGCCCTCGTAATGCGTCCAAGCGTTCCCCCGTGAAAAACATCACAGAACCATCGTTCGGGAATGTGATGGTCAGGTCCGATTTGTTATTCTCAAATGGTAGGACTTTTGCCAACTGCTTGAAGAATGTCTTTGCCAGTTGGTAGGTCGGTGTAATGTAGGCTACTGCATGCCCTTTGATTGCTTCAAATATGATTTCCATCTGCGCAAGTTCTGACTTGCCAAAACGGCGACCACACATAACCACGCGAAAGCGCGAAGTGTCGTCGTAGATTTTCTGTTGATTCTCATGTAGTTCAGGCAGATGTATTTGCATTGTCGTTCAGTTCGTCTTCGGATTCAGGGCCGTCTGAAGGGTTCCAGGTCATAGTATTGTTTTACCTTTTGTGATGATGAATTCAATCTTGCCGCTATTCTCTACTGCAGTCGTTTCTTTCGGTTTTCCGTACACACGTGTCAGCAAGGTTTCAAGTGAATAGAGTGAGCCATTCTTGAGTGACTTAAGCATTGCAGCTGCTACGGTTTTTTCCATGATTGTTGCTGCAGGATTGTCATTGACTTTCTGCAGTTCTTTCAAATCCATTGCCATCATTGCTTGAATAGTGTCATTGATTTCAGACAGCTTGTAGCCTTGCTCCTTCAGTAAAGAGACAAACTTTCTAGGGCGTCCGTTAGGGTTTGCGACTTCGCCTTTTTTGAATGGTTTCAGGTTCTGTTCGTTTGCCATAGTTTCACTATTTTTTCACATTTTTTTTCATGTATTCCTGATGTGTTTCTATCAGAAAATCCTTGTATTGTTTTAGGTCACCGTACTTGATATGACATAGCCTGCAGACTGCCATGAGGTTACTGATGTGATCAGCTTGTTTGCTGCCTCCCATTCCGCGACATTGTATATGGTGAACATCAACGGCCTTTGCTCCGCAGACCTCACATGGTATGAAAGTTTCAGTATCGAAGTTAAAGAATTCAAGATATAGCTTTGTGTGCTTTTTCATTCACAAATTTAGTGTATTTGATGCCTCCTATATTCATGAGCTTGACATGAGGGTAGCCTTCAAAAATGACGCCATGATTTTCACCTACTAGCCTGATCTGTTTTTCTGATGCGTGCCTGATTGCTACAGCGTGACCGAATCGGCTGTCTGATATTCTGAATCTATCAGACAAACGCCTTTGCAATCGTTCCCTTGCTTGAGCGTCAAAGTGCCCGAAGATGTATGACGCTGCCATTGATGTACTCGCGAAGATTGCCATTAATTCCTTTTTTTCTGCATTGTAAACTGCTATCAATCTAGTTTGTTTTTGTAGTGTTCACAGATTCGCTCCATTTCTCCTATGTAGTAGGAACTGAAATCATGATATCTTTTGTCATCTTGCTCAAAGTTCCTGAAAAGAATCCCTCTTAATCGTTGACTAGGGGTTTTCAGATTGTCTAGGTCTGTCTTGAGTGATTCGATCAGATTGCTTTCATCTTTTGTGAAAGGCTCTTTTTTTAGACCTAGATAGCAAAACTGCTGATTCAGATCAAAAAGTTCAGGCATTTGTGAAGGTGTGAGTTCATTCGTCCCAACTACCAACTTTAATGTTTTGTCCTTTCTTGTAGATATTGCTTCTATTATTCCTGTTATCAGTATCATGTTTGAGTTTTTCGATGTAAAGAACTGCGTCCATGAGTTCTTCTTGTAAGTGATTCAAGAAGTCATCTGTGTTGTTTTGCTCTAAGGTAGTGCCGTATTTCTTTTGCCCTACTTCGCTGCGTTTGACATATTTGTCAAGGACCGATTGAACTATCTTATCCAAGTTTTATGTTTTTTGTTCCGTTTCTATATGCAGTTATATCTTCAACGTATTGCCCCCAGTATTTGCTGACCAGTTCCGACTTGTTCCAGCCGTATTCGTCACCAGTTGCATGGCTGCCGATGTGAACCGCGTGGCATCCTTTAACGTAGTAGGTATTAAATCCAGCAACCCATGTGCGTTCGCAATAGTCCAAGTCAATCGGACCATAAGGAAACATGGATTCGTTGAATAAGCCAATGGCATCAATCACATTCCTACCGACTAACCAGTTCGAAATGATATGCTCGTTCTGTATTTCAGTAACTGGGTGATGTAGGCTGCTTGCAACTATTCCAGCGTTCGGGTATGTCTGTAAGGCTTCGACCTTTTTAAGCAACCAATTTTCTGGTTCGACTATATCGTTTGCTAGAAAAGCGACTGCGTCAAATCCATCGGCTCGGTAGATTCCTTCGTTCAAAGCGTTCGCGATTCCTTCCATACTCACAAAGGTCAAGTTGAAAGGATAGCCAGCAGTTTCCAGATTTTTCAACAGAATGTCAAGCGGTCTGTTTCCGTAGATAAGACCAACGATTAATACTTTCATGCCTTAATGTTTTGACCGATGCACCTTGCTGGGTTTCCCACGTACTTCATGCACGGTTCTGTGATTGTTTTCTTTGTGATTATCGAACCCATTCCAATCATGCAACCTTCCGCGATTGTTTGCTTTTGATGAATGACAGCGTTCAATCCTATGTTGCAGCCTTTCCCGATTATTGCATGACCTCCTACTTTTGCGCCACAACTTAAAGTCACGCCGTCTTCAAGTCTTGCATCGTGACCGACGTGTGAGTGCTTCATCAGGTAGCAACCTTCGCCTATTTCCGTAGGTTTTGTTGCTCCTGTATCGATTGTGACGTGTCCAGTTATTCGCGTACCTTTGCGAATGATCACCCCGAAGTCTTTGTCTTCCATTCCCTTCCACTCGGCTGGGTACCCGATAATACAAAATGGACCGATGTAAACGTCTTGCTCTATTATGACATTCTGACCAATTACCGCAGTCGGGTGTATTCCCTTCAGGTTGTAAAATTTCCTGACCTCGCGTCCTAAGTCCATATCGTTGTGAAATTTATTGACCATTGGTTATGCTTTCAAAGTATCGGTAAGCCAAAGTCAGGAATTCAGCAACACAGACCGGGCAGTTTCGATTGTAAGAATAATGAGGATGCTCTACTCGATACGCTTCCAGAACCGCGTCCTGAATGTGTGGGTGAAAGCCTACGATTTCCTGACTTGCTTTATACAAGTCCCAGATTCCCTTATGCGCCAACAAGATTTGCAAATGCGGTTCTGCGAGCCTTGTTGATGGAGCGGAGATTGTAGTTTTCAATTCCCCATTCGTGTATCTTTTGCCCATAGTCTTCACGTGCGTTTTTATTGTGAATTAAAAAGTTGATGTGTTTATACCAGTCTTCGGCTTTGTGTACCCATAAGACTGGCGCGTCCTTGTCAAAGATGTAAGGTTCTACTGCCTGACAGATTACTGGAATCCCTTTGACTGCTGCTTCAAGGAGCTTCAGGTTTGACTTATAGCTTGACCATTCAGTAGGCTTCAAAGGAACAAGCATGATGTCTGCGTGTCTGTATAGTTCCATGTATTCTAGAACTGGCTTCGCATTCAAGACCTCGTGATTCAAAGTTCTGTTTGCTGTGAATGAGTTAATCATTCCGTCCCAGAGAAATTTTGAATAATCATTGACAGGATCAAATCCTCCGATGACCATCTTTATACCTTTAACTCCCTTGAGCCGCCTTATTGGATAGGTCAACTGCTTCAGGTCTTCGCCGTGACTGATTCCCCCAGCCCAGAAAATGCGCACGTCTTCGTCAATGTATCTGTCATTGGTGAACTGGTCTTCGCCGTATGGTAAAGCGTTCGGCATAACATAAACGTTCGTGTTATAGCGTCTGCACTTTTCGGCTAACTTTTCATGTGTGCAAGTAACCATGTCCGCGTCCTGAAGGTTCTTAATTATTTTCGGATTCAGGTGGATGTAAGTCTCGTACATCAAATGTGTTCGCGGCAAGTCCCAGTCGTCATCGATATCCATCACAATTTTGCACCCGAACTTTTGACGGATTTGGTTGTGCATGTCATGGTAAGGATTGACGCGGTTATAATAGAAAATATCGTACTTATCCCCTACAAGGTCGGTTTCGATTGTGTTGGTTATCAGTCCGCCCACGTTGTCCATGAATCCCATCGGCAGCGCAACGCGGTGATAGGTCACACCTGACTGCGCCGTACCCATTCCCAAGATGTTTATTTTCTGGTCAGCCATCCGATTAAGTTTGAAGTGATGCCAGCACCAAAGGCAATGGTTATGAATTGAGAAACCTCGTAAGGTAGGAAGTAAAGACCAGCAGCCACCCATACCGAAAGGCATACGTGGCAGTCAAAAGGTTTCAATCTTTTGCCAGGTGGGAACTTCAGTTTCGCCTTAACCCAGTTCGGAATGAAAGCAATGTGTATGAAGTACCAACTGAAAAGGACCGATGCGATTAATTGCATAACTTTTGAATAAGCAAATATATGAAATAAATTTTCACATGAATCAATGCCCAATGGTAAACCAGTTTGATTACTGGGTTGACCTTAAAAAGGCAAGTCGTTGTGCTGGGTTGCTGGTTGCGGTTTCGTTTCATTGTTAAATGGTTTGTCTTCGATGATGTTGAAATCAGGGTGTTTGTCTTCTTTTTTGTAGGTGTTAGGCCACATTGAATAGCGTTTACCTTCGATTGTAAAACTGATTACTTCGCCCTTGCTGGTTTGCTTTTTCCAAGCACCGATTTTTTTTGTTTCCATGTTTATTTGTTTTTTAATTGTTCTTTGAACCATATTGCACCTTCATAAAAAGCGTTTCTTGGAGTGAATTTGTTAACGTACAAATTTGAATGCTTAATTGCTGCTTCAATTATTTCTTTGTGTGATATTTCCAAAACGTGATTATCTGTCACGGGTTGACTACAATTTGAAGCCATCTCTTGCTTGTGCATTTCTTTGGCTTGAACAAAAAACCCTCTTAATGATGTTAATTCAACTCCAAATGAAATTTTTAATTTTTCTTCTAACCATTCGATTGATGTTTGTTTCATTGTTTTAGTTTTTGTGTTTATACGATTACGGTTCGACCTACATATTCAGACCAGCAGAAAATCCCTTTTGCAGTTAAGTCCGACTTTTCTTTGTTTCTATATTTTTCGTTTGAAGTTTCAAGACTGCATTTTTTGGAGCAGTATTTTTTAGTGTGGAAGTTCGTTTGGAATTCATCCTTGCACCTTGCGCAGATTTTTGTCATGTGTTTGTGTTTAATTTAATTGAGCTAGCTTCTTGTATTTTTCATCTATGATCATTGCAGTAGTATTTGACCAACTTATTGAATGATGTATGCGCTTATGATTTGTGTTCATCATTCCAGCCTTTGCTCCGCTAGGGTGCATGATGACCGTGTGCATGCTTTTCACGTATGTTCCTAACAAAGCGTATTCATCAGTCATTCCACCTTTATTGCTTTGTGTTATTGTTTGATTCAAAGAAACTAGTGGAATTGTTAAAAACATTTGACCTCTAGTCTGTAATGTTGTATAGGTATTAACATCTTCATTGATTGAGCCTATAAATTGAAATCTTCTTTTTACGCTGCAGATGAAGGAATTCATGCATTTTCGTTTGCTGAATCTATACGAACCTTTTCCGTTATTGATTCCACCTATAAAGTCGCCGGCTTGACTGAATGCAATCGATAGCGCAGGAATTGTCTTGTAGTAGTTGAGTAAAAGATCAAAGATTTTGTCAATGTTTTTAATGCGCTTGACCGATCCGCAATTTATTTCACTATTCGTATCAATCCGAAAATCAAAGGCTGTGTAGTCATCATCAAGCTGAATAAAGTAAGTGATACCTAGACTTTCTGCAATGTCAAAAGATGCGTTCCTTGCATGAATAATGACTTTTCTATTGTCAAAATTATTGCCTTCATCTACTTGATCAGCCATTGCTTTTTTATCAAATATCTTGACAGCATCTTTGCCAAAGTTCTTGATGTACTGATCTGCAGACTTATCTTCATTGTCGATGATAAAATAGATTTTACCTGTATAACCTGATTTAATTAGTGTGCTGTATGTCTTGACATTGTCAGGTCTGCCATGTGTCAATATAAAAACAGCAAAATCTTTATTCTCCATATTCTTGAAGGTATTGTTTTTTGATTTCATCGCACAGCTTGATGTATCCGTATTGGATAGCTTTCTCAAAGTCTATGATTACAAGTCCACTGCGTTCCATTAGGTGCTGCATTTCAGGACTAGAATGTGCATAATAGTCAGCAATCTTTTCATAGTTGAAAACGTTGTGTCTTCTTGCAGCGTTAATCAAAAAAGTCTTTTCATCAAAGTCTAGACTAGATGCGTCTATTTCTTTGATTAGTCTGTGTGTTTTTGAATAGTCGCAAAGCTCTAGAATGTGAGGCTTTTTGTTTTTAGGCTCATATACAGGCGTTTCAATTTTTGAAGAATAAATTTTTTCCTGATTGTCTGTAGCATATTCTTGCCCAAACATTGTGATTTGTTTCATGTGTTTTTGTGTTTAGTTTTTGTTTATGTGTTTTTTTAATTCGTTTCGGCATTGATTGACTACATCGTTGACGTGTTTGCGTGGTATTCCGAAATACCTTGCAACTTCCGAGCAGTTCAGACTTTCCGAATACTTCTGAAATATAATGCTTTCGTGCGCATCTTTCGCGCTTTGCTGCAACTTTTTATCCAAGACCTTTTGGGCAATCTCCCCAGTCGCTGAATAGTCGCGCCCGATAAATTGATACAAATACTCTTGCGCCCTTTTCAGGTCGTTCTTTTTGTAAGTATAGTAGAACGAACTTGTTGACGAATAAGCCAGATTCCAAATGATTCGAAGCATGAAGCCAATGATATTCCCGTCTGTCTTAATCTTCATTAACTCCTTGCAGTCATATTCTAGCAATATCAAAAAGAACTCTTGTTTCAAATCGTCCTGAAGTTCAATCGGGCGAATCTTTGAAATTACCTGATTGATTTTTGCGTCCGAATACATCTGTTCAATATAGTCGTGGCATTGGTTCAAAGTCGGAGTTGAATTAAGATGTCATCTAAACAAGTCGCCACGTGTACCTGACCTTTCCACTTTTCAAAAAACGTGACTTCCATCGGTGTAAGTTTCTGCTGACTGGGCGGCTTTGCTCCGTCCTTGATTTCGAAAAGGTAATTCAGTCCACCATAACCGACAACGATGTCAGGAACTCCCTTGCCGATTGTGTGAATTGAGAAAACCGTCACGCCTGGAAACTTGCGAATGGCGTCCACTATCTGTTTTTGATTATCATCAACTTTGCGAATCACGTGCGATTTTTTTTATTTGCTCCCAATAGTGAACGCGGTCAGCATCCAGAAATCCTTGAAGTTCGTGGTCGATTTCGTAAAGGACCGCATCGGCTACAATGATAACCGAATTCCATGCGAGCCGTTCATTGCGAAAGTTCGTGTATTGATTAAACATGAACTTGTCAAATAACTCCTTGGCTTTGTCTTTTGCTTTCAATCTTTCCAGAATTTATCGATGAATTTAATCAGTAGGGCAAATGTTATGAATAAGGCGACCATTAAAATCATTCGTCGTCCCCCTCGGTTATTTGGTTAACTACTGATTCAGGGAACGTCAGTCCTACCATTGCGGCTTTGAACATGTTGAACCATTCGAAAATGTCGATGTCGCTACGTTCAGCGGTGATTGTCACGGTGATTCCGTGGTTAGTTGCGGTCAGTTGTGTCATAGTATTTTTTTATTGCTAATCGTTTGAAAATTCCATCTATTGCGACCGATTCCTCAAAACTGATTGTCTTGAAGTGGTCTTCCTTCATTGCCTTAAATCGTTTCCATTCGTTCCGGTCTCCGTCCCCTTTGATTTGCGCTTCACGAATCTTTATGGCTTCAGCATACATCGCCACCTTTTCTTCGTCCGTCAACTTCAGTAAATCCAGTTGAACCATGAAGTCGTAAAGGTAGGAAGGTATCAAAGGAAGCCGAATGTTTTTACCTCGGTAGTTTTCAATTTCCGCAAGTTTTTCAGCGTCTGTCATCTTGTACTCAATTTGCTTTGGCAGTTCTTCAGGCGTTTCGCGCCATAAAGTTGACACAAATCTGCGATAAGAAAAAATAATTTTTTGAAGGTAGGGAATGCTGAACTGGTCGAATGGGTTCAAGTCGGTCACGTCAAGCCGTCCTTGAATTCCTAACTTGAAAGCTGCGAGTAGTTCGTCCTTTGCCATTTTCGGGTAAGTGTCGCGAAGGAATTCCATCAGGATTCGTGCTTCAAAGTCAGTAGGGTGATGCTGCTTGCGAAGTCCGATCCAGACGTAAATGCGCATCAGTGCCTCTTGAATTTCTATGTCAGTGGATTTTTCTAGTGGCTTTCTCTTCATCAGTTCCGAAAGTGTCGACCATGTGATTCCAGTAGTCGATTCGTGCTTGATCGCGATTTCCTTGCTCATTTTGTTTTGTTTTTAGTTCAAAGAATCCTTTCCATCCGTTTGCTATGCTTTGATCTATGATTGAAATAGCATTGTCTTCAATTTGATTTGATAGCTTGTAAAGGTTATTGAAAGAAATTTGTTCTGAAGATTTGAGCTTGAATGTGAATTTGTGATGCGTCTTTTTGTATTTTTTCCATTCAGTCCATTTTTTTACAAACTGATATGAAAACGTCTTGAAGTTTATTGATTGTTTATCTGTATTTCTATTTTCATTTTCATTTTCATTTTCATTTTCCATATGATGAACATATGGTTCAACATATGAAGAAGATATGTTTTTCACTTCTTCTTTTATTTTGCCTTTTCTATTATTAGAACGACTCTCGGAGAATCTGCTGCGCTTTTTAATTTCATCAGCAAGTCGAACATTGAAGTAATTTCCATTTTCATCTTTTTGAAACTTCTTCATGATATCTTCATCAAGTTCGCGACATATGAATAATACTTGTTTTTCAGTTAATGCGCCATGCTGGAATTGAGCAATCAAAAGACGAAGATATTTGCCTGTCTGTTCATTTGTGAAGAATTTTGTACCTGTGTCAAAGTCATTGACATAGAACAAAAAAGCAGGATCTTTTGCCATAAAATAAAAAAAGGGAGTTCAATGGTTGCAGCATCGAACACCCCTTTATTGGTGGTTTAATCAACCCAAACTCGGCTGCAACTTCGTGTGTGGGTTTTGACAAAAATACATCAAATTTTGCAAAAAACTAAACTTTGATAGGTTTTTTGATGAACGTATTCTAGTCGGTCCTGATATTCAGGATAAATAGAACAGAAGTTTTCTAGCTTGCGAAGAAGGTGATAGATCGTTGAATGACATGAAAGTCCGAGTAATTCTGCAACATCACCAAGTCCTAGTCCGAGGGCAGGGTTTGAATAAAGGACGTGAGCCAGAATCATTCTGCCTTCTACTAGTTGTGGCCTTCTGCTTTTCTTTTTTAAGTCCTTATGTTTGATTCCTATAGCTTCGCAAGCCACTTCGATTATTTGCTGTGCATCTTTGAAAATAGGTTCTTTTGCTTCGTTAAGCATTAACTGCTTGCATCTTGTGCAGATCATTTTTTTTCTTTAAGGTTTGTGAATAGTGTCGAAAATCTTTCCCCGTTTTTCTTTTCGCATAGTGCTACAGGATTGTGGTCAGCAATAACCTTTACAAGTTCACCTGATTTCGCGTAGAGTTTACGGCTTTTGCTTTTACTGACTTCGTCTGATATTACTTCGAAATTGTACATTTTACGCTGCTAGTTGAATACTTCGCTGGTGGGTAAATGCGCTTCACTTCGCCATGTTCCGAGATTACGTCAATCCCTTCAGAAGGAATTCGTTTCAAAAAGTCTTGACGTTCTTTGATTCGTTCGTCAAGTGCTTCGCGTTGAATAACCATGTCGTTCAGGATATCGTCTTCACAGAAAACGTACTCGTATTTTACACCGACTTCAGCCAGTTCTATTCGTGTTCCTGAAGGTGTGGTGTGTACGCTGCCGTACTTTGCGACCTCTGAGCGAAGATAGTCGATGTATTCAGGATTGCTTTTCAGTTCTTTGATAAAGAACTCCATTTTAGCGATGATGTCAGCAGCTTCTATGATTCTGCCGTTTTCCATGAGTTCTTCTAGTGTATTTGATGCTATGCGCTTAAGTGCAGTCTTGTTTATTTCTTGTGTTATTGTAGGTAACATGATTAGATTTTTTTGAGTAAATACATGCCTTCTTCAATTTTTTGAAAGTAAAATTTCACCTTGATTTTTTGCTTTGCTTCATATGAAACAGGAATTTTCAAGAAGTCAAAAATGCCTTCAATGAGTGATCTGCTAGCTAGTGCATTGTTTGAATTCAAGAAATAGCCGTTCATTTCATTTCCTTCACTTAAATAGATGTGATTGTTGTCATGTGAAACCCTGATATATTTCCATTTTAAGTTTTCTGATTCAATCAAATAGTCTAGATATAGGTAGAAGTTTTCAGAGTTCTTTTTGCCTGCACCTGTACTGAATAATGCGTGAACCCATTTCATATTTGTTGACCTTTTTGAAGGAGAAAAGAACTGAAGTGAATTAAATTTCAGATTTGTTTGCATGGTTTTTGTTTTATTGGTTTAGTAAAAGTGATTCGATTTCCTTTGATAGTTTGTATTTCCCTTTGATAGCTTCGATTGAGCCTCCGCCTTGAATATAGGCAATAGCCGACTTGAATTGCTCGCTGCCTTTATTGAGCCAAGGCTTTTCGTCTGGGGTGCTGCGTCCGTGAGTGGCAAGGTTGCCGTCATCGTCTTCGTCAATGTTCAGGCAAAGAACAGAAGCGATAGCATATCGGCGCTGGTATGTTATGGCTGAACCGCGTCCTTGTGGATCGTCCTTCGCTGGGCGCATCTGATATTCAAACCCTATCCATTCGCCTGATTCGTGCATTAAGATTGTCATCAATCCATTCTCGCCGTAAGGGAACTGGGTAACTGCTAGACCGCATTCGATTAAGGGTTCTTTGATTGAATCTAGAATGTTCGCAAGGCTTGCGTAGGTAGATTTGAAAAACGGATTTTTCGCATCTTTTTTGATTGTGTCGACCTTTACTTGAAAGGTGATCAGTGCTTTTGTGATTTCTTTAATTGATTGTGACTTCGGCATTGTTTAATGTTTTAAGTGTGAGTGTTAAGGTTTCAAGGACTTGGATAAAAGCGAACCGGAATTCATGTTCAGGAATAGGTTTGAAGTGGTCTGTGTTCACGTCTGATTCAACTTTGAAAAAGTAGTCAGTTGGTAAATACTGAACAATCGCATCGCGGTACAATTTAACGACTTTGTTCGGTGCGGACATGATGTAAATGTCCGTGTCTTTGTGTTTGTAGTACATGGTTTATGGTTTAGAGTTGTGATAGAATCCAGTCAGCGAATAAGGCAAGCAAGATGCCGAGAGTTACAATGATTGCGTCTTTGTTCATGTTAGAATTGATTGAATTGGTTTAATTGATCGTAATAAATAGCAGGCCAGTCGATGCAGTCCAGAATCTTGTCATCTAGTCCTAGTTCTAAAAGCGTAGGAGCAACGTCCACTTTGTTGATGCAGATTTCCAGGACTTCTTCGATTGTACCTTCTGCGTGATTGTAGTTAACAACCATGTCTAGTTCCTGACCTCCTACCGTTGTTGATGCTGATAAAATCATGTTTTTTGTTTTTAGGTGAAAAATTAAGCAGTTGGAAGGATGCTGCACCCCTGAATGAATTAATTTACTTCTACTGCAATAACTTTATATTGAAAATTGTTAACTATTTCGCTAACGATATCAGTTTTTACAATTCTAACTATTTCGTTTTCGGAATAGCAACCCTGATTTTTTGTTGATACGATTTGGTAAACTTTTGCTTTCTTTTCGTTTTTGAAGATGTAAGTTGTCATGGTTTTTGTTTTTAAGGTTTTTGTTGTTGTTTCGTTCTTTGTTTCACAAATATACACACATATTCACGAGATGTCCAAATCTTTTTTGAAGTTTTTTTAAAGTTTTTTTTCTGACCAATGTCAACGTATTGAAAAACAGATAGTTACACCCAAAAAAAATTTTAGAAAAAAGGATAAAAAAACCCCGATATAGACATATCAGGGTACACAAAAACACAAAAACCGATATTTTTACTCGTCTTCGTCCGTTTCGAACAATTCGTCGTACATCTCCGAAATACAAATGTCGATGATTTTAATCGCTTTGCGTTTAATTCTTTTCACCCTCAATTCATCCGCTTTATTCATAATCATCGGGTCAAGTTCGCTGACCGTAGCAAGTGCAACCGATGCGCCTTGTATGTATTCCGCAGTCGTTGTGAAAACAATTTCACCTTGTATTTCTTCAGGAATTTCTTTTTGTTCACTCATAGCGTTTTACCTTTATAAATTCTTTTGTTGTGAAATTTATAGTCAACTCCGTTCGCGTCTAGTTCTGCCCAGGCATAGCCGTGATTCCATTTGTTCAGCGGCATGTAAGACGGGTGCAATTCCGAAAGGCACCCGATACTCCACGTTGTAGTGATGTTGCCATTCATGTCGGTTTCTGTGTGTTCGCTAGTCTGATGATTGTGACCTTGAAAGGCTGATGTTTTGCCCTTCATGTATAGACCGCGAGCAATGTTAACAGGACTAGTGATTCCGAAATACTCGTGTCCGTGTATTCCGTTCAGGCCGTTCATTTTCATATATCGGTTTGATTCTATTACCTCGATTCCCTTTTCACGTGCTTTGATGATATTGCAAAATTCAAAATCCTCAATCCCTTTGAGTTCATGCGCTTTCTGCATCAGGAAATGTTCATACCGCGCTTCGTGGTTCCCAATCTTGAAATAGATTTTGCAGTTTAGAATCTGATCTAGTTTTTCAAAGAATGATTTCAGCGTGTCGATTTCATGCTTGAAATCCCTTTTTTTAGGATCTTTTGCAAATCTACTCAAAGTGTGGCAGTCGATTGTGTCTCCGTTTAGTAGAACAGCATCGACCTTTTCACGCTTCAGGGCGGTAATGGCTTCGGTCAATGCGTCTAGATTGTGGTAAGGTAAATGAATATCTGAAAGGATTCCCACTTTGCTGTGATGCGGAAATACAAAAGCCGAGTATTTATCTTCATCTGATTCAGGCAAGTTGTAGGGATTGTATGGCCTTGGCTTGTCCATGTATGTTGGTGTGTTGATTACTTTTTTTCTGTGCTTTGCACCTTGCTTTCCTTCAATATACCGAACCGAACTTCGAGCGTCTTCTAAATTACTAAATAAAAGTTTATGCTCATTGTAGATGAGTCGAGCCAGTTTGATTGTAGGCATATCAGGAAAGTTCGTCCTGAACTCCCTTGCAATATCAGATTTCCGCATAGTACAAATTAGCTTCGGCATCCCTTCGCCGTGTTAACCCTCTCTCAAATGAACTCCCTTTATTTATCCATCGCATAAATTCAGCGCGAATAGTTATGTCATTTGGATTCTGCCTGATTTTTGCCAGCAACCGCGAGCGTCTAAATGCACCTATTCCGACATTGTAAATAAACGAAAGTAAGGCATCAAATTGATTTTGATTAAGGTTTAATCCTTGCAAAACCTTTGACCGCTTTTCAAGGTCAGCCATCAGCAACTTTTCAGCAGTTACCATGCTGATTACTTCACCCATTTTAACCTTTTGCCCATTGCCCCAGGTAGTTGCTCCGTATCCTATTGTAGGTACTCCTGCCGGGCAGATGTAAGCGTCTTTCCTGAATCCTTCAAACTGCTTGATCAGATCTACTGCTTTTTGACTTGGTTTCATTTTCTAAAAATTAGAAGTAAAATAATAAGACAAAGCAAGGCAATCAGCCACCATTTCAGATTATCATTCTGTTTGCCTACTTTATCAGCCTTTGCTTGATTGACATAAATAGTCGCCGAATCCCTGACATAAATGGTCCGCTCGACTGGCTTGAGCCGTTCTACAAATTCCCTTGTACGTGTGAGCTTATTAGAAACGATTGTGTCCGTTATGTATCTGTATATGGTATCAATGCTTGACAGAATAAAGAAACGGCTAGAATCGAATCTAGCCACGTCTTGTGAATCTATGACAATAGACTCTTGTATAGGGAAATACTGACTGCAGCTTTTAGCAAGTATTTCAGGGTGATTGATGTATGCGCGGCGCACTTGCCTTTCTGCCTGTCTTGAAGTATTGCAAGCAGATAAAAAAAATAGTATGAGATACCAAAGTTTCATATCTTTGTGACCTCATTGTTTTTATGGATTAGGAATTTTTCGTTCGGAGCTAGTTTCTACTAGCTCCTTTTTTATTTCTCTTTGCCGAGAAATTCGCCTTGTGAATTTGTCAAAAGGTTTTTCATCAGGTAGGCAAGGCCAGAAGTCAAAGCGGTCAGACCGATTGCCTTCCAGTCAAAGGTAAGTGAACCAGCAGAAACGGTGTTGTAAGCAATGGTCAACACGCTGGTCAACATGGTAACGATCAAACCCTTCACAAGGTCTTGAACGTTTAAGTTAAGGAACGTACTCATTTTGATTTGATTTGGTTTATTTGGATTTCTAAAGCGTTTATTTTCTGTTCAAGGTATGCGAGCCGCAATTCAATCAGTTTATTATTGGCTTCAGTCGCTTGTGCGATTTTTTCAATTTTACCGACAAGTCCGTAATAGATGCCAAAAATAAACGAGCATATGACAGCCGTTGAAATAACCAACGATTTTACATTGCCAAATGTCATGCCTTTTATCTGCTGATTCTCGATCATTGGTAGTTCAAGATTTGAAAGTTTTCAGGAATAGCGTCTTCGCTTATTTCAAAAAGTTCTGGATGCTCAATGATTGACGGATGCTGTTCAAGTGGAAGCGTCCAGCCTTTGGTATTGACAACGGTGTAAGCAATTTGACCGCGTGCGCTTAAGTCGATTTTTTGACGAATGTGTTGCATTAGTTAGTCCAATATGTTAAAGTGATGTGTGCAGTATTAGGAGCGTGTGACGTAAAGTTGAAAATAAAATCGTGTCCAGTGTTCCCAGTGTTATTCCTTAAGAATCCGCGTGGGGTTGACGATAACAAGGCGTTGGTTGAACTTGATGTGTAAATTAACGCTGGGTACATGTTTTGACTTGCTCCAGTCAATCCCGCTGGTTCTGCTGGCGCTGGGCAGTCACTTGGAAGGTCGATTTGCAAGGCAGTTATTGCGGCTCCATTGGTAGCGTAAACAAGCATAATGTTAAGTGTTACCATTTTACCGATTCTTGTCCATCTGTAAGAATGGTTTGTCGCTCCACTTGGCGCGGTCGTTCCAGTCCATGCGATTGTTCCGGTGTAAGTTCCTGACGTGTCCTTAAAATAAGTGGCCACACTATTCGCTGCCGCACTCGTTCCATTGGCTTGGAATGAATACGCTGGCAGTTGTTTGCGCTGAAAAACGCTTGTGTCCGCTGGTCTAATATACCTTGTTCCGATTGCGTTTGTTATAGTCACATCGTGCCACAATGAATCCACGCGGCTGAATTGCAGAATCACAGAATCTGCTGGAACTGCTGGGATGCTGACGTCACTCAACTCGTCTAACTGCCATCCGTTTTCGATTTTTATTTCAATCGCACCTTGGGTAGGATGCGCACGAGTTACTGAACCAATTTTGCAAATGTGGAAAGGTGCGAGTGGTTTTGTCGTTGTTATACCACCAGCAACCGTAGGACTTAAATAAACAATATCCCCATCTGTATAGGACGAAGTCGGTAGGCTTAAACCAGTTATGCTACCAGCTTGAATGATTGTTCCAGAATTATTGTTTGTTATATCATTCTCAACAAGTGCAAAGGTCTTGTAAGAATTTTCTTCGTTATTGGCTTGCGCTGGTGCAATGGTCGGCAAGTTTGACGAATGCCGTCCGTTGATATAAACCACAGAACCCTTCGGTATTGTTGAACCAGTGTTATTGTAAGCAGTAGTAACAAGTCTTGTGGCAGATGTTACTATTGACGAAGTCGTCAGCGTGATGTTGGAAGTAGTGTTTCCCTTAATTACCTGAATAGTGGAATCGTTCAACTTCGTAACTGAATTTACGAATCGGTTTGCTGTGTCGATTGTGTTGTCATTCGCCCATGCCAACTGCGTTGCGTTTTGCAGTTTAAGCACTTGACCAGCCGTGCCCTTTGTACGCGGCAGAATCGCGATTGTGTCCCATTCATTAACAAACCAAAATGAACCTGTTCCTTGCTTGACTTGAAATCCGTCATCTTCTGCAATTCCTTCACTTCTTAAATCAATACTTGAACCCATGATTATTGAGTTGGCAATTCCTTGAAAGTTTTGCACTATTGAATTATTTGAAGATGACAAAGAAATAGCCGACTGACCATCTTGTTCTAATAGTTCATAGCTAAGCGAAGATGTATCAATTTTCAATCTGCTCACGGTGTTAAGCCTCCCAGCGTTTACAACTAAATTCTTTTGATTCGTCCTGATTGTGTCGTTTGCAGATAGTGAACGCCTAAAGTAAGGCGCAAGCATGGAAGCCGTGTCTGTGTATTTTACGCGAGCGTCAATGCGGTTGGAAAGCGAAGTCGTATCTGTTGAACCGCCACCACCAGAAACTTGTGACCATGTCAGCGTCTTCGGGTTGTAGGTGTAGAATCTGTTATTGCACGAATCGAACGCGATTGCGCCTTTTCTGTTGACGAATTGAACGCTTTTCAAAGTAGGCACACCGCAGACCGTTGGAATCTGCAAAGTTGAATCAAACGACATGCGCGGCGCTTGGTAGCCATACTGCGGCATCAGTTGGTAAACTTGTCCGAAACTGACTTGTCCAAAAATGACAAGTCCTAAAATGATAAATAATTTTTTCATATTAAGTAGGGAAATCGCAGTTAGAAAATTCTCCGTTTGTTTGCAAAAAGAATGTGAACGTCACACCTGAAAGGTAGTCTTCGAACTTTTCAGATATAGCCGTCCACGTGATTGAATCGTCAATGCTTATAGTCATGTCCCGACGCAAAGCTAAAATAATATCGTTAGCGATTGAGTGCTGGTCTGATATCACCTCTTGCTCGAATTCCCCTTCCACGCCTGACTTATCCAAAAACCACATTTCCAACTGATAAAAAAAGTCACTTCCTCTATTCAACTGACCAGTTGAAATAAAGAAGTTCGCCACCGGAAATACTGGTTGCTCCTCATATCCTATCCACTCGGTCGGTGTTGTGAACCGAACGGTCTTTATTATTGGATGGCTTTCCAGCAGCGTTTGAATCTTTTTTACTACCTGATTGTAGGTCATTGAACTTTGCTTTTACTTTATCGATGTACTCTTTTTTGTAGCCTTTCGACATATTTATCTGTATTGGAAAATAAATTTTTCGCCAGAGATGGTCACGTCACCAGTTGGTAGTGTTACGACACCGCCGTTAATCTGAAGGAATTCCGTGTCAGCCGTTGTGCTGGTTGTGATGTTCTTCACAAGCCCTGAACGAACAGCAAGCAATACCGTTCTACCCACAAGCACCTCAATCGTGAAGGATGACTGCCCAGCAGTAGCCGTGTAGGTCGTGTAGTTCGGCGCAGAATATCCGCTCGTAGAATTGGAGTAGTTCGGGTAGCGTGGTTCCGCTGAACGGTCCCCTAAGTAGATTGGGCAAGTGTATCCTTTCTCTTCAGGGAAAATCACATCGAATCCGCTCCCGGTGTTGAAGTACTCAAAATAAAGTGTGTAGTTTTCCTGAAGGTATTTAATCATTCGCGTCTTGTAGAATTCAGCCATGCCCTTGTATTTATCTTCAAGCATTTCCAAGTCACCGCGCGAAGGTGTGTTTGATTCTTCAGCCGTCTTTTGCAGAAACCCTTTGCTGAAAAGTTGGTAACCCATAACCATCGGGAGCATGCTCATCGTGTACCAAATCAGCGCGTCCGTGATGTAGTCG